TCGGTCTGCCATTCATGCAGGACCGCGTCGGCCGTACCGCGGCCGACATTGCTCATGAACGGGTGATCGTCCGGGCTGACATTGTAAATCATGTCAGACAGGTCTTCGCGCAGACCCTGAAGGCCGGGCTGGCCGGTGTAGGTCAGCGCAGTTCCGCTGATAATTGCCATTGAGGAGGCTCCATCTGAGGGAATGCCGGCGTCGTCCGACGCTGGCGAGAGCGGGTGCCCCCAAGCCCGCTTTTGATACGGGGGCGGTCAGGTGTCGTTCAGCTACCCCAGAAGCTGCTGGAGATAGCCGATGGCGTCCTTTTCGGACCCCGTGCGCTTGAGCTGTTCCATTGCCTGATTACGGCGCCGCGCTGCGTTGCTTTCCCTGGGTGGTGACACCCCGGGTCGCTGCACGCTTGGCGCCGGATCGGCACGCCTTGTCTCAGCCGACCGGCGCGCTTTCGCGGCCCGGTCGGCCCGCATGGCCTTCACCGCCACATTGATGACTCGGTGGTCTATGACCTGGCCGATCTCTTGGGCAGTAAAACCCTCGCCTTGCAACCACTCGCGTATCTCGCTGATCAGTTTTGGCGCCCGTTCGCGATCCGCGAATTCCGGGAGCTTCTCAGCGAGGCGCTGTGCTTCGGTCGCTCTCAGGTGCGCAAAATTCCGCGCGTAGTCCTGTTGTGCAACCGCCTGGACACGCTGCAACTCACCCTGGATCGCGCCAATCCGGCCGCGCAGCGCATCGCGCTCCGCAGTCAGCCGGACGTAATCGGCGGGTGACTCTTGTGCCAGGCGCTGCCAGTCCACATTGGCAAATTGTGCCGCTTCGGGCATGGCAACAGCCAGTAGCTGCTCTAGGTTGTTGGCGTAGGAACTACGCTCATTCTGAATCTCGCCAAACGTCGTCTCGAGTGCGCGACGATGCTCGGCGATCTCCTGCGTCTTGGCTTGAAAGGCTCGGTCCCTCTCGCTCTCCCGGCGGGTAATGACTGCCTGCGCCTCGGGTGGGAGCTGTGAGAAAACAGCCTTGTCTTCGTTACTCCATGACTTAGGCGGCTCGATCCGGTGGTCGGACTCGTCGTCCGGTTCGTCACTCGCCACCTCCTCAGTATCGCCGATGGCCTCCTCAGGTTCGGCATCCTCAGGCAAGTCTTGCCCGTCGGATTCGGGAACGTCGCGACCAGGCTCATGCCCGGCATCCTGCGACGGTGTCTGTTGTTGTGGTTTGGGCTCGGCACGCCGCCGCCGCGGCGGCTCGTCCTCGGCCTCGAGCAGCCCGGCGACGCTGGCGACAGCGTCGCTCTCGGACATCGGGTGGGGGGCGCTCGCAGGCGTCGGAACGGTAGGCGCAGGCGCAGAACCGCCGCCAGTGTCCACTGGCACGTCAGCCATTTAGTTCTCCAAAGACTAAAAAGAGTAAAAGATTTTCTCAGCGAAAGCCGCAGGCGAAGGTCGTGCTCGCCGCGCTACCGATGACGGAGACGTCGGTGGGCGGCAGCGCCGTCCATATCGCGCATCCGCCCGGCGCCAATGTCCGAGTGCCCGAGGCGCCGATCACAGCGGTGCCGCCGGTCGCATTGACCCCAAGCGTGTTGGTCGCGTGCGCATTGCAGATCTCGAGATATTTGGTCGGCGCCCGCGACCCGAACGGCACCGGGACCGCGGTTGTCGTGATCGTCGTGCTGCACGGGATCAGCGCATCCGACCAGGCCGGCATTGCGCAGGCGCAGAACAACGCCGCCAGAAACAGACGGTGCATTACACTCTCCACTAATGTTTCTGAGGCTCTACGACGCCATCATTCGGCGCAATTCGCTGCGCAATTCGCCGACTGCCCAATACAGCCGGTAATGCTCCTCGCGCGCCGGGTAATCACCGGGCGCCGACAGCTTCCAGCTCTCGTACAGCCGATCCTCGACCCGCCGCATCGCCAGGACGAACGCCGGGTCACCCAGCAGTCGGGTTGCGGCGGCGCTGATTTCGGCCTTATCGGTCGGCAATTCGGGCTCAGGTTCCGGTGGCGGCCGCTCGATGTCCGCCATCGTCAAACCGCGCCAGAAAGCGCGGAAGTCTCGCCACCTCAATGCGAGCCCTCGTCAAACAAAACCCGCCCCTCGCTATCGACCAGCTTGCCGTCGGGCAACCAGCGCGGCGCATCCGGCGTCGCCCATTGACTGTGCTCGGAAAACGACTGGTGATACGGGGTCTTCCAATAATCGGGATAATGAATGCGGTTGTCGTTGGGATTGACCGCTATTGCCGCCATCGGATCGCCGGATTGCAATCCTTTCCAGAACCCGCGCATGTCGTAATCACTGACCGGGGCATAGGTGTCGAAAGGCACCTTGTTTTGCGCCGTCCACAGCCGAAACGCGGACTCTTGCTGCGGATTTAGCGGCGTATTGTAGACGTGCTCACCCGGCCGAACCCATTGCTGGTTTCGAGCATAAAAACGGTCATCGGGAACGCCGGTATCGCTGACGTTCCTGATGCGCGGATCATTGAGATATGACGGCTGTATGCTGCCCCGCCCAACCTCAAAGCCGGGATCAATGGCATTTGCGCTCGGCTCGACAGCTTTTTGCCGGAATATCCCCGGATCGGCGCCGCTATATGCGGGCGGCAGGCGATCCGCCCAGCCCCCGGATATCGTATCCGGTATGGTTTCCTGCCGACGCCATCCCGGCGTCAGCTTGTCGAGTATCTCGGCATTGGAAAGTCCGCCGGAGGGATCGGTGCCGCCAAGCCGGCGCATTGCAAGATCGAGCACGCTTGTCGTCGCCGGTTGCATCGCCCTACTGGCACGCGCCTGCGCCTCGGCCTCCGGGTCGCCGCCGAACGACCGCATCAGCCGGTCGAGCATTCGGTCATAGACAGTCCCAGCCATTACGTCGGCGGCTCCCCGAGCTGCTGGCGCAGCCGATCGAGCACACCGGCCTGAGCTTCGCCAGCACCACCAGTAAGCGCCGCGGCACCGCCGGCCCCCGCCGTCAGCCCGGCCAAGCCGTATTTGCGCAGTATCTCGCCAGGCATCAATACAAACCCGGAATGCGGCGGCGGGCCTTCAGAGCCGCCGGAATAGCCTCGTCCGGGAATGCCCACGGGTCGGCGTACTGCCGGAACATCTGATTGAGCGGCGCCACCTTCAGCATCGCCCACGGATCACTCAGAGGGTTTCTCCGGCGATAATTCGAGTCCGCGAACGGCTGGTCATTAAAAGTGAAATCCCGCGGTGGACCGTGGTTCATCGCTGGCGGCAAGGTCGGCCAGCCCATCCCCTCCGGCGGGAGCACCGCGGACGGCACGTCACGCTGAGCTCCCTGCGGGAATGCCATCGGCGAGCCGGCATAGATGCCACGATCCCCCATACCCGTCGGAAGACCAGGCCCGATCTGCGGATCGCGACCGCCCTGATCCGGCGGCGAAGCACCGTATTTATCACGCACCCACTTCCAATAGGCTTGATCGGCGGCCGGGCCGGTCATCTTGTCGAATGCCGCCGTCAAATCGAGCGGCGTCGTCGGCTCGCCTTCCGTATCCTCGCCGCCAAGCCGCCGTGTCAGTAGGTCGAGCACGCCAGGCATTACGCAACCTGCCCCGAGCCGTTGCCCGGCGGCATTCGCGGCGGCGGCGGATCGTAGGCACCAGCCGCAGCCTTCAGCTCGACCTCGCGCTGTGCCAGAGCAATTTTTGCGGTCATTTCTTGCATCTGAAGCTCGCGCTTGTGCTCGGCCTCCTGCTTTTCGAGGAGCATCTTGTGCATCGTCTGATCACGCTCCATCGCGAGTTCGTGATCGAGCCGCTTCTGCTGCAATTCCGCCTCGAGCTGAGCCCGTTGCATCTGTAATTGCGCATCGACCTGGGCCTGCTGCTGTGCCTGCTGCTGCTGCGCCTGAGCCTTTATTTGTATGGCCGAAACGGTAGCCTGAGCCTTGACCTGGGTCGCTTGCACAACCGCCTGGGCCTGCGCTGCGGCCGGATCAGGCGGTTTCTGCTGCTGCGGCCCCATTGTCGCCGGGTCGGGCGGCTTGGTCGGGTCGGCGAAGAAATTTTCTTCGAAACCAGCGTTCGAGGTCATCTTGGAGAGGACGTCGTAGACGTTCTTGGCATACACCAACGGCCCCGAAACGCCACCCTGCACCTGCACGATGCCTTGCTGCGCCTGCAATACCTGCGCTAGCTGCGCCGAAATCTGGTCGCGGTTGCCGGTGCCGAGGCCGACCGAGACGCTGACCTGCAATTCGTCCTGCCAGGTCTTCGGATCGACCGGGAAAAACCCGCCGGTTAACCGCACCACCCGCTCCTGCTGCTGGTGCCGTCTGACCAGACCCAACACACCGCGCATCAAGTCTTCAACCCCGGTCGCAAAGATTCTGGCAAATAATTCCACCCTTTGCGCTGCCGCTTGCTGAAGCAAACTGACCCCAGTAGCTGTCTTATTTAAATCATCTGGGTTGATTCCTTGGTTATGTCTTGCAACACCCGTTCTGACTTCTTGCGTCTGGTCGATGTATTCCATCAAAGGAAAAGTTTTGTCTGCCGTGAACGGCACCGACATTGCCTGCAGACCACCGAGTCGCTTGGTGCGGATCGCGCCGCCGGGCCGATGGGTCATTATGTCGTCGTAGGTGTTCTCGTTGACGACGTCGTCGCCGATCTCCAGGCGCGGCCAGTTGCTCAAATAGGCGTTGTCGAGCATCTGCCGGAACAGCGTCGACTTGATGAGCTGAAGATCCATCGTCAGGTCGGCCAGGCTCAACCCGACCAATTTGTGCGGCATCGGCACCGGGCAAAGGCTGACAAACGGCACGCTCTCGACACACTCGATGTCGGGCTCGCCGTCCTTGGTCAGGATTATTGCCCCATTATTGGCGGTGACGACCTTGTAGAGTTCGGTGCGACCGTCATCGTGCAGGTCGAGGCGGCAATAGCTCTCCTCGACCCAGATTTCCTTGGCCCCATCGTCGCGCTCGTTGTCGGGAAAATCGGTGCCGTCCAGGCGAAACCGGGCGACACGCTCCGAATTCATCTCCTCCTTGGTGTATTGCGGCACCTCTTCGAGGCAATCCTCGTCGTAACCCTGGTCGACGAGGTCTGAATACGTCCACATCCGGCGATGCGCCAGGAACGGGATCGAGCCGCGCTTGGCGCGACGGCTGAACAGCACCTCTTCCGGCGGCACGTTCTCGATTCGGACACGGCGCCGCTGTTTGGTGACCCGGAGCGTGCAGTCGTACAGTGTGATTGGCTGCGGTGGGGGAGGCGGCATCGGCGGGCCGCCAAACGACGCCATAGTGTCGCCCATTGGAGCCCCAAGCGGCCCAGAAATTCCGGCAGGCGCCGGCAAAGCGCCTGCCGGTGCCCCCGCCAGGGCGCCCGGCAGAGGAGGCGGGACAGGTGACTGTATTGCCTCGGGAGGCACAGCACGGTCCAAGCCCCAACCACCGGGCATCTGATCGTAGCTTTCCTCCTCGATCACCTCAATGTCGACGATCCGCTCGTCGTCGTCCTCGCCGTCGCCCTCATCCTCATCATAAGGCGCCTCGGCAGGCCCGGCGCGATCGAGGAGCGCGTCATACTGCTCGCGGGTCAGGCCGGAATACGTCTCGATCTGACGTATCTGCTGCGTATCCCACCAATATTTGACCCAGCCGAGCTTCTCTAAGAGCGCATCCTTCATCCAATCGTGAAGGATCATAAACCCGTCATTGTCACGATAAAAAATGTGCGTCAGGTAGTCGGTCGCGAGCTTGGCGATCTGCTCCTGCTCCGGCCTGGTCGGATTGACGACGCAAATCTTGTCGCTGGCGGTGAATATCCTGATCAGCGCCGGCAAGACCCACTCGACGGCCTCGAGAACACTCCGCATGACGACGGTCGATCGGCCCTCGACCTCGGTGCCGAGCGGCATACCCTCGTAATACTCGAGAGCGCGGCGCCGTTCGTCGCTAAATGTTGCGCCATCGTGTCCCAGAGCGTGATCAAGCTCGTGCCTGATCACGGATTTTACCTCGTCTTCGTCAATCTCCTTGTCTTTGTACTTGAGCCCGTCCTGACGGACGGTCTGGGCACCGGAGGAGATCATCAGTTGATGATCTGGACGCCGTTACTCGGCGAGGCCGCCGTGGACCCCATCGCATTCGTCGCCGTCACGACACAGGTGATCGCCTTGCCGATGTCTCCGGCAACCGGCGCGTAGGTCGGCACACTCGTCCCGACATTCGCCGCCGCACTCTTCCACTGATAGGCAAAGCTAGACGGCGCGTGATCCCAGACACCGTTCGAGCAGCTCAGCGTATTGCTGACCCGGCCCGTGCCGCTAACAACCGGCGCAACGGCCATTATCGGCGCCGCCAGAGGCGCGAGCCTGGCCTGCAATGTGTCAATCTTCGCCAACGCGACCGCAATGTCGGACATCAGCCCTCTCCCACTAGCCAGGCCGGTTCGCGCTCGGCCCGCGGCTCTGCTCGAGCGTATTCCTGAGCTGCTCGCGCTTTTTGACGTCGGCCGGCTGGCCGAGCACCTCGTCATGCACGATTTTGCCATGCACCCGGTCGGCAAGACCCTCGACAATCTCCTCGAGCGCGGCGACGCGCTTCTCGAGATCGTCGAACTTCACCATGTCACTGTTGCTCATGAACACCTCGTTGTGAATCCACACGCCGTCTTCCTGTTCGTCACGGTGCGGGCGGCACCAGCACTCCGGCGATGCCTCGTGCTCGCGGCTCACACAAACCCCATCGCCGGATACTTGAGCTTGGTCGGCCGCCCGGTCGGCGTCTCATAGGCGACGCACATAAGACCAAAAGCGTCGCTGCCGTGACTCGAATTCGAGACTAGATAAGCTCTGCCGTCCGCGCCGCGGACGAAATAGCACTCATCCACATCCACCGTGATGTTGTATGCCGGCTCGACGCTCCCGCTCGAGCCGAGCATGGTCGGCCCGCTTGCACGCCGCGCTACACCGCGATCCGAAGGCTTGGTAACAGCCGAATTGTTTCCCGCAAACCCGGCATAAGCAAACATATCTCGGCTCGGATTTATGGTGACTGCGGTGAATAAACCGCGGCACAGCCCCGAGATTGTCCGGGTGATTGTTGAACGGATTTTCGTCCCGATGATGGACCTCATACCCCTCCGGTATCGGCCCGTGAACAGCCTCATACACCACCCGGTGTAAGAGCACCGAGACGCGACCCCGGCCCCTTGGCTGATTTCTGGGGTTGCCAACGTAATAGCGGTCTTTAAGCCTAAAGACCGTATCGCAGACAAGAACCCGAGGATGCGAAGGCCCCAATCGCCGCGGGTCCAGAACCTGTCCCGGGAGAGCAAATTGCTGGCCTCGACGAGGCCCCGGTTCGTAAAAAATCGGTGCTCCGGCGTGCACCGGATCCCGCGTATGTTGATCCATTCGCTGGTCTGCCTGACGATGCCAGATCGCAGAATAACCCGCTCACCACAAGGCGTCACGACAACATCGCAAGCACGCAAATCCTCAATCAAACGCCACCCGGACGGCGTCAGAACTTGAGTATTGCGAAAAAGGCACCAATCATGCTCCGGTCCTAGTCCAACGTCTCTGACATCCTCTGATTTACGCTCGTGATACCAGCCCAGCGCATCCCTGCCGTCAGCCGTCGTGCTCTCATTAAACCAGACCGCCGGCAACATTCTCCTGGCCGCTTCTATACGGACACGCGCGGCACCGCGGCCCTGATTAGGGATAACGACGGCGGCAAACCCGGCAGCAGAAAAAGCACTCTCGAACGATACATCGTAGACCCGGTCAAACGTCCCGCCGTCATGCGGCAGGAATATCTGCGCCTTGCCC